TTTTCATATCTATCCTCTCTCTAGTTAATCTGGGGTTATTTATCGTCTACTATTATTTTTTCTAGATGACCCAAAAAATCAATCAGCATGGCGTTATCTGTGGATTTCCGTCCCAGCTGATTTATCATGTGCAGAATTTCTTCTCGACTGAAACATATTCGCTTCGTGTCGCCGCCCTCTATTGTTGAATATTTGACTTTCATATCTATCCTCTCTTGTGGGTTAGCACAGTTTAATTAATTTCATAATACCTCGCCCTTTTAGGCCTTTCCTGCTGATGAATTTCCCCGTTCCCGGCCAAAAGTCGATCATTCCGTTACGGCCCTCTACGATCAAGTGAGCGCCACCGTTTTTAGATACATAAGAGATTTCTCGTTTATCTAAAATTGGTAATGCGTTATCACGATTGTTGCCACGCCTTAATTTACTGTCTTCGGTCATCTCTCGGAATACTTTGCCCATGTCACCCATATCTATCCTCCTATGTTAAACATCATTAATTAATCTACGAATTTCACCAACCTATTTTCTGTAAAATGTCCTTCTCTTCCATGCACTCCTGCTGAAATTATTCTTAGAAACTGCCTGTTAATATCTTTTTTAACAGGAATGCTTTCATGCGGGGTGAGTATCCCTATCTCATGCACCTCTCCTGATTTCATAAAATGGGCCTCAGAATATGGGTAGTTTCTTGAAAGGTGGCCGATATCGCCGTCTTCACTAGTATCCTCATGTTCCGCATCCCACAAAGCACAGCTGTCATCTAAATTATTGGCTAACAAAATGCCCACGTCCGCATCTAATGTTACTTGGTGGCTTTTACCCCACCCACCACCACCCCATACATAAGTTTTGTTTGGTATGCGCCCAACTTCGGTATGCAATGCTCGTTTTGTTTTCGCCCTATCCCCGCGATGCGGTAATCCTTTTTTCACTAAAGACTCGTCTATTGTTAAATATCCAATATCGCCGCGCTTGAAATAGCATGATTCTATAATTTCTTCATAACCATCTCTATATTCGACCGGCACAGATGCCGGGTCGCCTTGTATATATGGCATCATCAGGCACCGGATTCCAGTGAACTGTGGTAAAGTTATTTTGCTAATTTGCATATTCTCTCTCCTATTGTTGGTTAAACATCATTGCGCCCTTTTCGGGGCTTGGGAATTCTTTATATTTAAGTGTTTTATATAACTCATCGTTTCGTATGACGGAGATAGTGACCTTACATTACTATGATGGTTTGGCCATACTCCATATCGCTCCTTATATTTATGTGCTGACCATCCATCCTTGAATGACCGTGATTCTGCGTAGCCTTTCAGCTCTGCGTAAAATTTCCTTTTTTGTTCTGTAGAGTGTTTTTTATTTAGCTTCTTTTTTACCTTACCGTTGTCTTGAATGCGAACCAATTTACCATTAACGTATTCTATTCCTGGCTCAGGTGTTGGCGTAAACCCACACTTAGGACACGTCCGGCTACCTTCTTTTTTAGCTCCACATATATGCCCGTTTTTATCTCTTGCAGAACATTGCGCCGGTTCTTTTTTCTCATACTCTGCTCTTTGAGATATAGGCTTATCACCCTTGTCTAATTCGTCCGTAGTTTCGTCAGTATTAAAACCGAGTTGCGCTCTATTCCCCGCCATATCTATAATTGTGCAAAATTCCTTTCCAGGATAAGAACGAATCCCCCGCCCCCAAAATTGAATGTGCCTAATCAGTGATTTAGTGGGAGCTGCGAAGATTAGTTTTGTGCAATTCGGTAAATCTATTCCTATAGATAATTTAAAGACGCTCGACAGTACTTGCAGCTCCCCCGCTTTGAACATGTCAATAATCCCGCCCTTCATGTACATCTTTTGTACGGGTGTTTTATAGTCGACGTGATACGCCTTCACGCCTCGAGCAACCAGCCGGTCAACGATATTGATACTGTCTGCACAATTAATAGCCGATATCATCGTTTGGTCGTTTGGGCATATTTCAAAAAATTGGTCGACTACTTCACCAACCCTTTTGGCGGTTACTTCTCCAAGCTGCTTTTGGTTGTACTCACCTGCGACGATACCAACCGCCTCGAGGTCTGGCGCGCTTGGCTCCCAAATATCACTTGGCGTTAATCTACCCAATTCAATTAGATTCGATGTGCTTGGCCCTTTAATGATGGTTTCGTAATATCCCGCCTTACCAAGCCCCTTGGACCACGGCGTTGCAGATAATCCCGCGAATAGAACATTGTTGTACGTCTCCATTAATCGTTTGTCATACGCCCTTAGAACGTGAGCTTCATCCCGAATGATTAAATCTACATCAGGTAAGCGAGGCAGCTTTTCTATGCTCTGCACGCTGGCAACTAATATTTCCGGATTACTATCACCGCGTCGACCCTGCTGAATAATTGCCACACGTGAACCAAGTTTCGAGAATGATTGTGCCGCTTGTTCACACAAGGCTATTTTGTCGCAGAGGAAAAGCACCTTTTTGTTCTTCTTAATGGCGGATCGAAATATCATATTAGATATGAACGTTTTCCCACCACCGCAAGGAAGCTGAATCATTGGCCGCCTTACCCCTTGCCGGTAGGCTTCTCGAGTATCCTCAACAACCTTTTCCTGATATTCATACGGCTTCATCGTAGTATTTTCCTCATCGTCCAATATTTGGCCCACTCTGATTTCGTTTTCTGTCCCTCTTGCGCCTCAAAAATGGCAATGTATATCTTGGCTTGCCCTTGTTCCTCTGCTCGTTTCTTGTCCGAATAGATCCTTTTTTGCTCAGGTGTGGCATCGGGCCACAATCCCTGTGATTCCATAGCGGCTTTGATTTCGTAAAATTCACATCCTGATAGGCAATACACCAGCATCTTGCCGTCTCGGTCCGTGATACGCATCGAGGGGGACTTATCGTCATGGGCCACGCATTTCACCATCCAGCTCGTTTCGCTCTTACTGTGCGTTCCCAGTGCTTGGGCTATCTCATACGGTGTCATTTTATCGGCTCTATTTTACGTGCACTAATCAACATGGTCATTTTCTGATCTCCTCTTTTTTTTAAGCAAACGTCCGCTAGGGGTGGTAAGCCATTGATCTATAGGGTAACTATTCCTACCCCACATGCTGACTATCCCGAATGCCAATATCGCTTATGAATTAACCGCAATACCTACATCGCTCATAGAGTCACAGTTCAATCCACAGTGGCCTAGTTGCAACGTCCTTTTATTGGCGGACGTTCCCACCCGTGTAACCACTGCTTATGCCATATACCCTGTGCAAGTTATGGCCAGCCTTCTGGTGGAATGTTGACCAGCGCTGTGTGTTTTCTTGTCGGCAGCCCATGCAGGCTCACTGTTAACGCAGACAGAACGCACAGAAATATGTGAGATTTTTTCATTAGGAAGTTACTACAAGGAAGGTTTTGCGTTATAATTTCTGTAACGCGGTGGCCCTGAGTAGCCTTCGAGTCAGTGAGGTGTTAGAGCCTGCACTGGCAATCTAATCTTAAGCCGCCCGCTAACTTTTAGCAAGCGGCTTTTTTATTGCTTTCTTACTCAAAATCTTCACCTCATTTAGTACAGCCGTTCTTACCTCTTTAAGGTAGGCTAATTCACTGGATTGCATGGCAATATCACGATCAATTCTAATTACCTTCTCCTTGATGAGGTTTAGGCGGCTCAGATGTAAACTAACAGCATTAATCTCAAGATCCTTCTCGTGAAGAGCAGTTTCGTACTGTTCCGGCGGTATCTTTCTAAGTTCTTTTATAAGTTTGGCTTCTTTTTTCATAAATAACTCCTTCACTAGAGGGCTTGCTGAGAAATCACAAGCCCGTTTTTATTTCGGTATATTTGGCGTTTCATCTTCCTTCAATACATCCGGGTAGTTTAATGCTAGCCATGCAATACATAGGCGCTGAAAGTTTTCTTTGCTGATCCCATTGTCGTTTTTAACAATGACATCTAACATTCCAGGCCCGCTATCAGCAAACTCTATCCCAGACTGATCACCGACTCCTTTAAGATAATGATCATCGTCGATAATATAGAAAAGTGTTTCGCTGTCGAGTTCTACAATGTCACCCACCGCTAATGGTAATTTTTTGGAATAATAAAGCTTGCTCGTTGTGGTGTGGCATCTGGCGAGCAATAAAAATATAGCGGCCACCATCTACCAAAGCAGCGTAAAGGAATTCTGAAACAGACATAGCCCCAGCGTTTAGTAGAGATGTTCACAGCCCAATGCATTGCATTTCGGCCATATATGGTTATGTTTAATATGTTTATGTGGCCGTCTAAATCCATATTTTCATCCTAAAAGATTTGAATTACATCAGGGAAATGCTAAAATAGGAGGGTGTTGCTGAAGTGATTGTTCCCGTTTAACATTTCGCAAGATGTCGGTAAAACATCGTTGCAACTCAATAATTATAGGCGCTTGGATTAAAACTTCAAGCGCCTTTTTTATTATATGAGGTGCTTGGGATCTATCCCGGAACACTCAAAACAAACCATCGGCCCGTCGCCAAGTGGCGACATACAATATAGCTCGTAATCAACTTTTTTCTTACAACCCATACAAGTATATTCGTCGATATAATCATCGGCTAATTTTTCAATTCTAGAACTCATCAATTCTACTGGGTCTGGTATATACACTTTATTCCCCTTTTCGGTTATTAAGACAGCCCCTGGTTAGGGGGTTATTGCCACTTAAATTTATCACCCAGCTCAAGACGTCTCTGTTTAAATCCCTCGTAATACGCTAGATCTTCCGCACAGTCATTAGGATCACCCGTGTCAGGATAAGCGCGATTATAGACACCGTTCCCTGCGTCTTTTCGGCCTTCATCTCGATACCCTGCCATAATGTTACTCCACCATTTATCTGTATCGTCCATTTTATTCATCCTCAATCAGAGGGCTTGCCGAATCACAAGCCCGGTTTGGTGGTGGAAGGCCGGATACTCTCCATTGGTTAGTAGGCTATGTGCCTTCGTAATACTGCTGCTCTTCTTCGGTTAATTCCTTGCTGTAAATATAATGCTCTATGTCCTGTTGTTTAAAAACCGATATTCCACTATATATACGGACATAAACTTCGTACGTGTTATCTCCCCAGCATTTAACGACAACGCCAATCTGATCATTATTAACAATTACTATATTTCCGAATGTAAATTTACTCATATACCCTCTCCTTCCGCCAATTCTTATAATCAGCGGGGTTGAAATTAATACTACTTTCACACGATAGTTTGAATGCCGCCCTAAAGTGCATCGCCGATCTAAATGCATGTAGCTCCATGTCAGGTGTTATTTTATCAATCTTTCCCACCCAGAACTTGCGGCTTCGTTTCTTCCCGTCATCTACCCATGGCGCTTGATATACGACGCTGCGGGTATCTCTGCGCTTGTCGTGCTCAATGCTGCGGTAAACACGTACAGATTTCATTTCCGTAGCACCCAAAGAAATTAACATTTGATCACGCCAATGCTTAGCGGCCACAAGAGACTTGATTTTATTCCCCCACTGCTTATGCGCAAAGGTACGGCTAAACTCGCTCTTGTTGCGCACTATGCGAACCTGGTATTCGTATTTATTGGGTTCGGTTATGTGTCTGTGCTCAGCCATTTTCAATCTCCTTAATTTGCTCTAATGCGTCTTTTTTGCTTGCCGCTGTTCCAGCTAATCCGTTGCGGCCGTCGTGGTCATCGTGCCAGAAATCGTAATCGTAGCCCCTATATGGTACAGGTTTTGGGGCATATTCTATGTGCCAGCCGGCTGGTGGTTTCATGGTTTATTTTTACTCTCAAAGCTACCCGGTAAAATAGCCTTATCTCTAAATACAGTCGAAACAGGCATTTTGTCGTGGCGAGCTTTAGTAGTGAATTTACAATCAGGATAAGTAGAGCAACCGAAGAAGTCGCCATACTTACCCTTTTTGCGTATTAGTTCTGCTTTACACTTTGGGCATTGGTCGGTAGCCATTATTGATCGTATTTAAAATATTCAGGATCATATCCCTTGTTTTTTATAAATAGTTCTATCTCATTTATTGAGTCAAACGATCCATAGTACTGCCAACATTCAGCGCAATGTGACCATGCATACAATTTTATCTTCATTCTTCCCCCTCTAGGCGTAAGCTGTTAAGTGGTACTTCGGTCAACGTTTGGATTTAATGCCACGGCATCCTTTGCTACCGCCGACCATTCGTTGCTTTTAAGTTTGGCTACTTCCTTCGTGGTAAAAATACCGCCGCTTGTTGGCGCGAGCTTAATAGATACCGCTTCCTTATTAGTTAACGAATAGTATGCTTCTGCTGCTGCCAAATAATCACCATCCGCCAGTCTATCTTTAACTTCCTCAATAACTTCCTTATGTCGATAACAGGCCATACCGTATTTAATCCCGATAGCCTTCCCTTCATCCAATATGCTCTGTATGTATTCTCTTTGTCCGGATGTTTGAGCATCGTCATCTTCATTATCGATGCATAAATTAAATATCATTTTAATTAGATATCTTTGCCCATACGATGTAGTTGAAGCGGTAGCATGTATGGTCGTTTTATTTACTTTTCCCATTATCCCGGCCTGATCCAAAGGCAGATCAAAATGATATTTCTTTACATGCCCTTTCTCATGCATAACATCGCAGATAATCCGTATATAGCTATCCATTAGGGCTTCTTCAGTGCCAAACGAAAGAGAAAACCCATGCATTGTATACACTGGGGTAACTTGCTCATTAATAGCCCCCAGATCCGCATACATGCTGCCTGTCTGCTTATTCTCCTTAGTCTTGATGATTTTAGGCATCTCTGATTGAGCGAGCCTCATAGCCTTGTTGTAAGCTTGCTCCGCTTCAGATTTCATTATCCGTTCTTGAAGATCCATCAGCTTGGTCAATGCGTCAGGATCAGCCCCTTTTTCTACAGCAGACTCCAATATAGAAAATACATTAAAGTCTTTCACTGTTTGTATTTCGTTTTCCATAGTAGCCCCTAATATTTAATTGATACGTTTGAGATAATCCCTTTGGCGATAGCTATAACAACATCTTTTGCCTGTTCTTTATTTAGCCCAATAGCCATAAAATCCTTTATGCACTGATTGTTAATTTTCGCGCAGTGACGCTTATTAGCCTCGCGCTTTTCTTGAGCTTCTTTGTCAGCTTTGGCCTGCTGCTCCACACGATCTTTTTCTTGCTGTACCGCTAATTCTGTATCACGTATAGCTTGCTGCTTTAGCGCTTCTTCACGTCTTTCTGCCGCTGCTTTTTCGTCAATTAAACGCTGCTCAGCGTCCTCCTTTTCCTTTTTTTCTGTGGATATTTTGTCGGCGGCATCCTGTTCTGCTTTTACTCTAGCCTCTTCAGCGACACGTTCAGCTTCTTCCTTTGCTTCTTTGGCGGCTAGATCAACACGTTCCTGCTGCGCCCTTTCAGCGGCCTCAGCTTGTAATCTCAATAGCTCCGCCTTCTCCGCGTCTGCTTTTTCTTGCATCGAAAGAAGCCCGGACAATTTGAGAACAACTTCGTCCTTTCTCATTCGGGCCATTTCTTCCATTTCCATTAGGGTGTCGTCTATGGGGAATTTGAAGGCGGTGGCGAGCAGTGATCTAATGTCAGCTGCGGACATGTCGCCAACTGATATTGCTATAATCCCGCCCTTGAAAGGATCGATATCGTTGACGCGCTTTAGAATGAAGTCTTTGCGTTTTTTTTCGTCGGCTTCCCATTTAGTTAAAGGCGAGCGAATATCTTCTTCTAGGGCGTCCAGGTAATCCCGTGCGCGCTTCCCTTCAGCGTCGGCTATTTTTGGTTGCCGCTTTAGGTCTGTTACATATTCTTTCCGTATGCCGTCAATATACGTTTTGGAGCGCTTGATTTTGTAGCACAGCGTCGCTATCTCCTTGCGGCTTTTGTCTGTACTAAGGTCCGGCACAAATGACCGGGCCTTTTCATTGATGCTCGCCAAAATCCCCGATAGCCCATCAGCCACAAATACTTCAATAGGGTTTATTTTTTCCTGCGTTATTAGTGTTTTTTCCATGATTTCTCCGTTATCTAAGATTAATAGTCTCTTTGTAAACCAGCTTGATAATTACATCGCTGATCGTTCGGCCTAATTTTCTGCCAAAATATGTGTAGAATCCTTTTTCGTATAAAAGAAGTGACGGGGCATAACCTAGCTTGCACATGGTTCTTTTAAGTATTTCCCGCTGATATTTAAACTGCTCAATACAAGATACTTTTCTGTCTAGTTCGATTATCATGACTTCTTCTCATCATTCAGCACCATCCGCATATCTCGTGTCATAGCACACAACATCCGTCTGGACTTCTCGATTTCTTTTGGCTCCCTTTCTATCGTGATAGCGTAGAAATAATCCTCGGCATATTCGGTTAGCGTATGAGCAGCTCCATCTAGGTTGGATATGTGACCCAGCGCGGCACACACTATTTCCCATGAGTTTCCGTACGGCATTAACGCAAGCATCCTTTTAAGGTCGGCGACCGGCTTTATGTCAGTTGAGTGCGGTAACGAATAAGGGGGTATCTCTGGCTTGGTAATTTTCGTTTTGAATCCCATTATCAGTTTACCTAACGTAATCATCTCTGGGGGTAAGTTGTTTGCTTCTTTCATTTGAATCTCCGGTGTTTGTGTAGTTGATGACAAATAATAGCAAGTAACTTACTGACTTGTCAAGGCGATCACTGTAAGTTTTATACTTGCATTGCAATTAATCCACTGCTATTATTGATCACATGAATAAATTATCTGAAAAACAAAGGGAAATACAGATCGCTGCTATTAATAGAGTGGTTAAATCAGTCGGCGGTAGGACAGCGCTATCTAAGGTTGTCTCTAAGAACACTGGGGAGGACTTTAAGGCGTATAGGATAGATGACTACCTTAAGCAGAGTATGCCGCCGCCTGGAGCTTGGGCGCTGTATATCGCAGCAGACAGAAGGGTTCCTTTGCATTTATTAGATCCGCTTAACTATGACAAAAAGAAAGTGAGGCCAGTATGACAAAGAAAAAGACAATCACAATGAGGGTGTCAGTCCATCCGATCAAAGCCAATCTCTGGAAGCAGGGTATTTTAGGTAAAATTAAGCCAGACATGTCTCTACGCCAAATCGGGGCTTTGATAGGAGAGAATAGGGCGCAGGTAATACAGCATCACTTGCAGAAAATGGTAGCCATGGGTTCAATTGATATTGTTCGCGGGCAATATATTTTTCCTAAATCAGACGGCAAGGAGTGAGGCCAGTATGAGCGACACAAATAAAAAATTAACGCTCGGTTATTTTCGAGATATCACTAAAGATTTACCAGACTCAACATTAATAACAGAAGGTGATTATGACGAGTCAAATTTAACGTCGTTTGAAAAACAGCTAGTAAGAGACGCGCAATTCGTAAAATTCATACCTACGAGGGTTTTGCAAGAATCTGAGGATGAGTAGCAAGGGGAATCGGGGCAATTAGTGGAGTACAGCCGTGAAATCAGAAATTATTTATATAGGCGAGGCAGGAAAGGATCAGTTCGGGCATTACAGGGTAAATGTTAGATGCACAGGAAACGAAGAAGGATGTCGGAACGAGTACACGATAGACAGGCAGGCGCTTAAATTTCAACTAACCTGCGGGCCTTGTTGCCGAGAAAGGAAAAAGCGGCCCAAGGTTGATCTTCGTGATGACTTTGAAGCAAATACTATGGCGAATATGAAATGGTAAAGGGGATAATACAATGAATTGCTACATATGCGACATAAACAGCGGTGACGAAAATCACTGCGAAACATGCAGGTTTGAAGTATACCCAATTCAGGAATGGATGGAGGAGGCCACTGGCGATCCAATGTGGACTGGAAGCAATATCCCGTTTTTGGAAATCAATAAGGATCACTCTAAAATGATTAGCGGGTTTATCGCTGGCGGGCAAATGCCGTTTAAATTGATAGATATAGGTGCCGGGCTTGGTTGTCTTACAAGATTGGTTAGGGCTGATGTTCCTGAATTTACGTATCTGCCATTCAAAATGGTCAAATAAAATGGAGTTAACCGCGGCACAAGGGAGTCAATCAATGAGTTACTTAATGTTGTGTGAGCACAAAAACACAAAAATGAAACTGACTTCTTGGGCGACATGGTGCAAAGGGCGTCATAACCAAGGATTTATTTATAAGATGTGCTGCAAGACATGCGGCGCAATAGTGAACAAGAGAGCCGGTAAGGATTAACATGTCATTCAGAATGATCTTATGAAAGGAATCCTTACCCTGTTTTATGGATTCATTCTATTCTTGTTCGGAGGCGCTATATTTCAAATAATAGAGAGCAATGAAATGGAATCAAATGGTTATGACTGCAAGATAAAACAGATAAAGACAGGGCCACTATCTCATAACATAAGTAAATTCTACTACTGCAAAAAGAACGATGAATTAGTAGTAGTAGGATTTTACGGGAGGCACTTATCTCTTTCAGAATGATCAAGAACGCAGGCAAGTTGGGGCCGTATGCAGAGGAGGATAGACAGGCGTTCTCAGCCTATGCAGATGGTACGGTGTTTGAGGTTGGGGATGGGAAGGAAGATCGGCAGAGGACTATCCCGCAAAACAACTCTATGTATCTGTATGAACGACGACTAGCTAATGATTTAAATGATTCCGGGCAAGAAATAAAACGGGTAATCGAAAAGAAGTCTCAAGATGTCCCGTGGAGACAAGAATCGATACATTGCTTGATTTGGGTCCCGGTACAAGAGGCGATAATACAAGAAGTATCGTCAACAAAGCTTACTACAGTAAATATGACCAGAGTATACAACGTTGTCAGTAGAAATATGTCGCAGCTATTTGGTGTTAATACTGAATGGCCTAGTAACCGATAGGAAATTAAAATGTGGCATTATCGAGTAATAGAAACCACCAAAGGCAGCGATACATTTCTCGGAATACATGTGGTTCACTATGATGATGATGGCTGGGTTGAGTACGTGGCAGAAAATCCGGCTAAGATTATCTGGACGGCGGCCGATGGTGACGGTAAAGAGATTCTAAAAATGATGGCGTTAGCATTCGATAAGCCCGTATTGAAAGCGAGCGATTTTGAATAGATGGGTAACCGATAAGGGGATTGTATGAGGTATTTTGTATTTTACTACATTTACACCGATGAATATAACAGACAAGGCTGCGGGTTTATTCCTCTAGTTAAACCCAAAGGGTTTCCGTCGAGCAAAGAAATCAGGAAAGAAGTAAGGCATTGCGCTGTAGCTAGCGAAGTAGTTCTAACAGGATTCAACGAGTTCAAAAGCGAGCAAGACTATTTGGATTTCACGGGCAAGGCTGTTAAGGAGCTAGGGGAATGAGTGGCGAAATGAGAATGAAGCGAATCGAAAGATTGCTTGATGATTTAAGATATGAGGTGGAGCGTGGGTTTATGGAAAATGAAATCGAGGAATGCATCGGCTTTGAATTTATTGTACCTGTGAGCCGAAAAATAACGAATGGTATGATTTTATGTAGATTTGAGACCAAGCCAATAGATGCTAGGTACGCGGCACTACAACCCCGTAAACTAAAATTAGTTAAGAAATGAGTAACCACAGCCAATGCAGAGTTAATTGTGGCGGGACTGATTGCCCGGTTCTCGCATACGCCATTCCTGTTTATGATTACAAGGAATCTGCAATCATGCGTATTAAATTACAGCCATTTTTTGGAAGCTTGGTTGCAGCAGAACCTAAAACATGCCGGGTCACATTACACACAATGGTAACGACTCATAACTATGACTCATAAAACGGACATAATCACCGCCAAGCCCGTGTATTGCCGCGACTGCGAGTTTTTCAGCTTAGAGCCACCCAGCCCAGACTTGGGAGTGTGTTCGGAGAAGGTTGGGAGTCACCCATTTAAGTTCAAGGACGATATGAAGGTGTGTGAGACGTTTGAGGTCAAGCAAGATGAAGTCGATTCTTAGATCCTGGAATGGCTCGGCTATCCAAGCGTGTCTTTTCAAGCAGGGTAGTCAGTATGGTTTTTGGTTCCGTATTTTGGGCCATGGTGTTTCTATATCTAATCAGACGCTGTTGTTTTCTGAGCGTGAAGGGATTACGAAAGTGTTACGGATATTTAATATTAAAATTAAGAGGCTAAAACCATAAGGGCTAGCACCCGTCAGAACCTGGCGACACATGGCGAATACGCTCGCACTGCTTTGCAATAGAAACTTTAATATCACTAATATCTAAACCTAGATTTCCAATGCCAGCACTGTGTATTTTCAACATATCGGCGTTAATGGCCTGCTTGGTTATCGTCCCATTAATGTCTAAGCGCATGTCGATCAAAGTATCATTTAAATTACTAAAAGAAGTTAAAGCAAATGTTGATACTATAGACATAATCGCGATAGCTAGCGACATCAAGCCAGGAATAAGGTACTTCTCGTATTTGTTTTTATTGGCCATTACACTACCGTTCGACTGATTTCTGTCCACACCTGGTCAACAAACATATATAAAAATAATGTATCGCCAGCAGTCATCACGTAGTTTGCCTGACCTGAAAGTTCAATTACCCCATTGGTGTGAGTGATCGTAATGCTCCCAATGGCCTCTAAAAACAATGACTGACCTAATGTTCCGCTATCTAAATCCGTTATTGTTGTTGTGCCGTCCAACCTGTATGCGTTTGCATCACCCACATCGGGAGTTGCATCCCCTGACGTTGTTGTAAGTACCTGATTGTTTAAAATACGATTATTAGTGCTAATGTCGCCAGTAACATCTACATTGATTTTATTGCCCGCAGGATGTCGAAACTGCACAATCCCTGCAATAGCAGAAGATCCTTCGTCCGATATTTCTAAAATATGATTGGTGGCAGTACTAACGTCCGTTATTAAAAACGGATTAGGATTTGTTAAATTATTCCTGTCTTGTATAGTTAAATCTTCAGCATACAAGTGTCTGTAGTGCCATTTGTTTTGTCCGGCTTCGTTGTAAGAAAAAATAGTATTAAAGTTGCCAATACCTCCTACGTCTGTAATATTTCCCTCAATTATTGTGACAAAATTACCTTGTGCGGAAGCGGTTAATAGAGACGCGCTACCATTGCTTTCAGCATAGATCGTGATATGGTTTCTATCGTCATTAATGGAGACACCTACCCCAGTATTATTTTGAGCGGTAATCATTGTTGCATGATTCGACACGCCAGCCTCTAGGTTAAAACCAATTAAAGCATTGCTGCGAGTGTCTACATTAATATACAAACACGCATTGGCACTTACTGCCGGTTCCGCTGTTAATGATTCGTGCCGCCATCCGTCACCGCCGTTTGCTGATGTTTGTATGTCTACATATCGACCTAAATTTCCAGACCTTACTATGCCGCCGTGAGAGCCATGATTTATCGTGGCAATACGCTGCATCACTATCCTATGCCCGGTATAGACCTCTATTCCTATACCTCCATTACCTGAATCTCCATTACTGGTAAATTCTTCGTATCTGGCACCATCCCCATCGGTAATTCGTATGCCTGTGAAATTACCGTTTTTTAAGAAAGTAACCCCAGAACGACTATCTCCTAGAATGTCCACAGCAGCATCCCATACAAGCTGTGCAGTGTGGTAATACGTGCCGCGCTCAAAGGTTAGCTTTTTAGTCCCGCCAGCCGCTTTAGCGGCATCGTAACCATTGTTAAGATAGACGCTTAAATTTGTGGTTCCTGTGCCGTCCATGATGCCGCTAATTAAGCTGGTTAGAATATACCTAAATGCATTCGTTGGAGGGTATTCAAAACTTTCAGGCGTAACGCCGGCCGTTACTTCTGCGGCTGTTCTTGGGTAGAAAACTAAGTGGAACCCTAAAGTTCCGTTATCTGTAGCGGTTGAGGCAAGGTCTGCTCTTAGCAGTGATACTGCCGCCGATGTTTGGTGTGCCAATATTGACCAAATAACAACACCTGCCGAGTCTTTCAAATAAATATCATATGAAATTCCGTCAGTGCCATATATTGATACCGCAACACCACCGTCGGATTCCGGTTCGCCTCTTGTATTTAAAGATAAAGGGTTATCGTTAGCTGTTAGCCCGCCATAATCAGTGAAGGTCGTTCCATCCGCGTCATCTTGAGGTGATCCGGCTAGATTAAACGTTAATGTCCCAGCCGTTTGGGGTGCGCCTGTTAAATCCCCCCACTGTGGTTTGGGGTTGCCTAGTAATGCACTAACGGTCATCTGAGGATCCCTCTATATCATTTAAAAGTTGAGTCATTGCTTTAACGCTTTCAGGAACATTTCTGATTTTTCTTATTTTGGATAATCTAGGCGCCCATTCAGTGTCAAAAAGCATATCGCCCATTTTCACTACGCTACGGTTAAATGCTGACTCCTCACCTGTAGCAACGGCACGTTGTATCGGGTTTGTCAGGAACCGCCTAATAGATATACCTATGCCTTTAATCTTTTCAGTGATTACATTTCTAACACCCGTCTGGCTTCCCCCTGGGCGTCCTTTTGCGGCCCTAATAAGAGCATCCTCTAAAAATAAAGCATTGGCCTGCTGTTCTTTATTTAATGCACCTAAGAATATATCTCGCTTTTGCCCGCTACCAAATAATGCTCTATGTATCTTTGCAGGGGCATTGTCTGGCGTTAACTTGTCGATATCTAAATCTATATTTTTTAGTCTTTTTTGAGCTTCAACACGAACTATTGATCTCCATGCCGTCGGATCTTGTGCGTTAATTATTTTTTTTGTTTGCTGGATTATTGTTGGATTTGTTTCTGCTTGATCAAATACTAGGCCTGCAATTGATTTTAAATTAACATCCTTTACACCCGCTATTTTTCCTACAAGTGTTTTCTTAATCTCGTCAATTGGCTTGCTTATACTTTCAAATACTGCATTTGCTTTCTTGTACAATGGGCTTGCGCCTGTCATTTCAGCGACAAGCTTTTTTTGTATTATCGTTAGCTGCCTTTTAACAGTGCTATCCAGTACTTTTCCAGCTGGTCCTTCAATCATATTATCTAGTTCAAACTTCACATTTTGCAGCTTCTTTAATGGCGCCCCTTTAATAACTGTTTCGGCTTCATCCGATATAAGTCGACTTACTTTACTTAGCGATTTTTGCAGCGCCCCACCATCAGGTGCATCTTTTTGTGCTTTGTTTACTAAATCAATAATACTGCTCACATCTACATTTAGATTCTTCGCTTTTGCTTGCAGAAAGGCTTTACGGAACAGTGGCCCGCTACGTGTCTTTCTTGCCTTCTCCAAGCTGTCTATTCTTGATTTAGCAGCATCCCGCGCCCTTTGAGACCCAGTTTCAACAGACTTAGCGCTTGATATCTTCCCTAAAAACTGATCAACAGCTGTCCCAATTTGCTTATTCTGCTTTAGCAATGCTCTGCGTGCTTTCCGAGCGGCGGCGGGTAATGATGCAATGAACGCCTGTTCTTCTATCGCAAATGGGTCTAATGTTTTTTGTGCAGGGAATAGCTTTACGCCCGTTTTGGCCGTCGTCCTTTCAGCCTTTGAAATATCTTTGGATACTTCTGCAATTGATGATTCTTCTGTGCGTAGTTTTTTAGCTATACGTGATCTCTGTACGCTTTCGACGACCTGGCCAATCTTCTCGCCTGCTGCACCTAACCCAGCCGACAAAGCAACATCAGTCTTATCAAAGTCACCACCTAACGCTTCCTGGCCTGACTGTATGGCTGTTTCTGTCGCCCCTGCTGCCAATGCAGCCGCACCCACTTTTGCAGCACCTCTGATCGGTATTTGTGCTGCTTGGCCTGCTGGTGTAAACGCTGCAATAGCGGCACCACCTTGAGCTACATCCAAGGGTGATAAACCAGGCTTATTGATAACTGACTTAGCGCCATTACGGGTATTATTGGCTACAAATACACCAGGTGAATTTTCAGTAATCTTAATGTGAGGAAAAACTGAGTTTAAAATATTACCCATTTCACGTGAATCAGTTGTTACCGCTAAAGCAGCCGCTATTTTTGCAGTGTCAGCAACACTTTCACCCGAAAGAAGGCCGCCAAATCCCAATTCTGGTAAATCTTCCAGCTCTGGTTGATTTTCTGCCTGTCTTGTTTGAGTGATATCAAATTCCGGCGCTTCAGGTGGCAAATCTTCTGCTTGGTTCGCCGCTTGCCCTTGGTTGAGCGCATTACTCCACCGTCCTGTAGACTCTATAGGTTGTTCTGCGGCCTGTGGTGAAACTTGTGTAAGTGCGTCAGACCAGCGGCCCATTACTGATAACCTTCTGTTTGAAGCTGCTGTAATACCTCTTGCTCAGATAAACCTGAACCAAGCAATTCATCTCCTCTCGTCTCAGTATCATCATCCCCGGCTGACACCCATAATGCATCCATACGTTTTGTATAGTCTTTGGTCCCCACCTGTACCCCTTCACGAAGAACTCGCCTACTAAGACGTAATGCACGGAGCTTTTTTGCTTCATACTGATCAAAAGCTGCCTGAAATCCTGTAAAATCTAAGTCCATATTAATGAATGATTTACGCAGCATTGAAAGCTCTGCTATTGCGGCTGCCGCTCCCGTTATTTCTTTACGATATGCATTGAATTCTTGTTCGACTTCATTATTTAAAAGCCTAAACCGTCTCGCTCTTTCCTTTCCTTCAGGACTACGATCAATTCCCAGTTTTTCCATTACCGATCCGGCTTTTTCTCTTATTTGTCCAAAATAGGTAAAAAACTCGGGATCAGCGAGTGCTCTAATTCTGCTTAAATTAGCCAAGGTGGTTTGTGCATTAATAACCACTTCTTGCTGCTTTCTAACAACAGGTTTTGCCAATGATTGGCGTACGTCTTGACCATCACCGCCTATTTGTATTTTGTCACCTGCTGCCGTAGTAAGGCTAATCCCTTTTTTTCTAGGCGGCTTAAATCCCTTTACCTCTTTCATCGAACCATCTTTTGCTATTTGGATAAAGACGGGCTTCCCTTGTTCGTTGGTTCCTTGGATTGTTTTACCGTACAAAAACCCTGCCGACTTATCGCTTGATAGTGCTGTATCGCGTATTACAGATGCGCGCTGTGGATCAAACCCACCACTAAACATTTCTCTTGTTTCTGGCTCTAAACGGGCTTTAATGGCCTCATACCCATTGGCCTGCTGTGATTCGGGTAACTGAAGGACGGCATTCAATAATGAAGCTTCTTTCTTCAATTTAAGCTGGGTGTTTTTTAACCCACCTTCCTCGTTTATCTGCTTGAGTCTTTTAGTTGTGAGGGCAAATTTAGTCCTATTTTGTGACGCAGTTTCTGCCGCTTGAGAAAACACCTGATCTCTGCGCCGAGATTGCTGTCCCGCACCTTGGATAGATTGGTCGTTTAATCTGTTTTGTTGGCCTGCTTGTGTTCCCTCAATAAGAGCATTTACAGGCTTTGGGAGTATTAGTTCAGCCATTGTTAGCCAACCGCCGTAAGTGAGTTAATAGGGCGAAACTGTGAGGGGTTCCCGCCACCGGATCCGCCACCACCTCGACCTTTATTGAATGCATTAAGCCTAATAAATTGGTCTAGAGAATTATTAATTAAATTACCCTGATTTAAGAAATTTGTTGCCCTTGCATTACCGGCTGCTGATCTCTGATTGGAAATACCTTGATTAAATGCGCCTTGCTGTGCAATAAAATTCTGGCCCGCTGCACCACCTGCATTAACAGCATTTTGTCCCCTTCCTGATATTGCCAGCAACCTATTAATAACATTTCCTGTGGATTGGCTGGATAGTCTTTGATTGAAACGAATTAAATCCTTGGCCTGCGCTCCCGTATTTAAGCGCCCTTGGCGTGCGGCTAGTCGGTTTATGGGCCTTTCGCCTTCTTCACGCTGCAACTGAATACCGGGATCATCTTGGATAACCGAGAAGTCGCCTTCCAGCACTCTGTTTAGCTGCTGATTCGCAAGCTGGCCAGTTTCTAGGAACGGCTGTAGATTCTGCTGAAATACGTCAAATTGACGCCTGTTTTCCTCTAGCTGTCTGTCGCCGAGGGCTATATTTTGGCTTGCCGCCGCCCCTTGAGCTTCGGCTGCTTTCTTGCTGGATTTTGAGCTAACAACAGCACTAACAACGATAGCACCTGCAACATAATAAGCCATTAGGTTACCTCCAACGATTCAAGGTAATTTTCAGTGCTTTCAAAGGTCATTTTGCCCACCAACTTATCAATATCTGTTTCATTTTCTGGGTTTGCATGAACCGTCGTGAAAACGACAATACTGTGCGTATAGATAGCCCTTTTTGTTCCTATTTTTGTAATCATCGTGTGCGGGGCTTCTATTTCAAAAGTGCCGTCTTCTGAATAAATTGTCATACTGCCACTAAGTAAAAAAGCTATATGCTCTGTGGCGTGGATCATCGTTGTTAGCGCCATATTAGCGGGCATCGTTATCTCACGACCATAAAGACCGGGCGCAAACCAGTGCTTATATCCCATGTCTTCTAAATGTAAGCAGTCATCTTGGGCAAGTAGGGCATTCTCTAGACTAAATATATTTCCCATTGCCTCGCCTACTGCTAATTCTGATTCTTTTTTGGCCACAACGCCCATTAGTTAAACACTACGCCGCTTGCTGCATGAATGGTGAGTGCTGTAGCTGTGCCTGCTCTGGCTACCAAAGTATCTCCACTGCTCATATCTGGGACTGTAAAGCTCAAACGCCCATTAGCCGGTACTGTCTCGCCATTAATGAGCTTATTGGTATCATCTGCCGAACCTGCCGATGGAACAATCCAGATTTCTAAGGTCGCCCCGGTTCCTGTCGTATTACAGACTACTGCTGATATGTTTTTAACAACACCTGCCGTCGAGGATGTAACCGCCGTGAATATCGTTTCATTGGCTGCATCATTAATTTCATTTGGTGCAAATAATTTACCGTAAGCGACTACGTTTGCCATGCTAAAGCCTCCAATTCTTGTAATCTATTTTCAATTTGATCATGGCTTATCTCTTCTATCAAAAGCGTTTCGTCTGCCGGTACGTTTGGCTGATTTACCAATAATGCCACTTCATCTATTTCATTTTTTGGTAATAAATTGTTCAGCATAGACGCCTCAAGATTCTGTATTCTGTCCAGCATTGTATCTAGCGTGTTACGTAATAGCCTGAACTCATGCTGTAATGCTTCAAGTTCCGTGATGTCTAAACTAATTACGCTAGGCTGTACGACCGTCTCTATGTCGCGCAAAAACGCTACCGTTGCCCTACTGAAGCCTTTGGCTAAAAACTCTCTTTCCCACCCTCTAGAGGCTGCCATAATAAAGCCCTATAATGTTTGTTCTTGTTGGTGCGCTTCCTGATATTCTAAATATCATTTGATTGCGTGATCCACCTAGCCTCCGGGCTATTGCTCGACTGTTATAGCACCCTATTTTCCCCATACCGAATTGTCGTCCGGCTCGCCATACTCGGGCATCATTCGACACCTCAAGTAAAATATCAGGATCAACTCCACCCGCTAAACCAACACCAGATTCAAAATCCATAAATAAATTAGGAATCTGCAAATACGTGCCATTATCATGGATTGGGGGGGTAATCATTTCCCACCGTAGTGGCTTTGTGTTTGCATCAAAATGGTACGTATTATCTAGCGTGTATAGCTGTCCTGTTTGGTAATCCCCTACGATGTGTTTGTCATCAAACCGAACATATGTTGATGCACGGTCTTTCTCATATTTGCCATTATTCCAATAAGCCTTTACATGCCATACGTTTTCTTTTGCATCAAATACGAGCGATTCATTGTCTAAGTTGATTTGATAAAACTTATGGCCGCCATCTGAGTAGCTAAATGCAGTTACTGCTGATAGGTCTATATCTCGCAGCCGCTCACTGATTGATGGATCCGATATTTGTTGTGCATTATTTCCTACAGCCCGGTATATCTCTCGATCTGACCCCAACCAATAGATCGTATTATCCATTTCAACAAGAGACCATCTAGCCCCTAATCCAAGCTCGTCGTTTACTGCCTCGGGTATCCTGACGAAAGGGAAATCACCCAAGTCACCATTGAAGAATACCTCTATTGATCTAGACCCAAAAACCCATATTTGTTGATGTGTCGATATAACCCTAATTACATCATCGGGCCGCGCATTTGATGCGCCTGTCTCGGTTGAATCAAATGTTGTGCCGTCCAGTATTGAGGATATAAACCACTTACCTGTACCTGAATAATCATATATAAAATAACCATCTTGGTACTCTACGTGGAATGCTGGCCCGGTGAGCGTGTTAGTTGATAAGCTACCTCCTGCCACATACGTATGCTGAGTAGTCGTGCCATTTGTTATTACTAATTGTGGACCTGACTCTCGGTCGTTTATTTTCATACCCACTAAACCAGAACCAGTAATTGTTCCAATTAAAGTAGACACCAGTGACTTTGTAATCGAATAAAGCTCTGCTCCTGATACGCAATACAAGACCCTATCTAATTCAAGAGTGCCGCGTATTGGCCCACTTCCTACCGTAATGTAATCTCGCTTTCCGCCCACTTTATGAATAATTACCGGACTCTTGGCGTCTGGCTGCAATGTCTCAAGATACATATTCGTTAGAGACTGCGTACTTTCAGGTAATGACCTGTTTTTAAATATGCGCGTCCCTAAGTTTATCGGTGTCATGAGTCTGTATTGATGTTATATCCAACATTCGTGAGTATTTGCAGTCCTGGCTCTAGCTGTAATTCGCCCGGCTCATCATATTTTTGTAATATGTTTCGGTAGTATTCATCTGCGAGCTTAATAATAAATAGCCCATTTGAGTTTGGATATTCGAGCAATAATATCTTTGATAAGTTGTAGACGACCGCATCTTCATCAGATATATCTGTTGGCACTGTGTCGGTTAATGTAACCTCTCCACGTGCTATTTCTATTCCTGAATCTAACCACCGTGACAACATTGCATTAAGGTCGGCCAATGCATCTGTAGACATGTCTGACGGCACAGTTTCCCCCGCCATCAATGCGTTGATCTTGCGTAATGATCGGCCAATTATTTGTAACGCGGTGCTCATTCAGATTTTTCTGCTTCCTTCTGCTTTGGGTGGTATTTATTTTCGGTGATCTTCTTCCAACCATTCAGCATATCGAGTCGCGCTTCTTCAACTGCGTGCGCTATCTTCTTTCCGTGCGTTGGATGTTCTAAATATATTTGCATTACTAGTCCTCAATTAGCCCCCCTTTCGGAGGGCATTTGTTTATGCGAAGGGTGTTGCTAGTGTGCCTGAACTGGCCACTAAGCCTGAGCAATTCCACACGGTTGAACTAATACACTCAAACACTACCCGTGTGCCAATTAGGCCGCCTGTGGTTGTCCCATTCATTGAGATGGTTACATCGCTTGTCGGATCGGCAAACTGACCTTCAGACACCGCTGTGGTGTCGATCATTTGCTGAATCCCGCCACCGATGAACGTGGTTGCTGCATCTGTTACAACAGAATGTGCGTTACTTGTCACCGATACTGAAACAAGAAATACGAACGTCATTCCTACAACCGGCGCTGGTAACGTGTACGCAATTCCTGCCGCACCATCCCACAAAAATACACCGCCTGATTCATCAGCTTTTAGTGTGCGTGTTGCCGCACCGCTGGCCGTTACTTCCTTGTGTAATCCAGGGGCAATACACCCGCCACTTACATTGCTTCCTAACTGCTCGATATCTGTTCCTAATGGATGTGCTGACATGATCTGCCTCCTTATCCTGTTATGCGTACAGCGAGTTGTGGACGGATCGTCTTGAATCCGTGGAGGATATCAATACGGGTCGGAATGTTATCGTTGTTGATATCATATTGACGAACTAAACGAACACTCAAGCCATCCATCATCTCGCGGCCTGCAAAATGTACCCCTTGTGGCATTTCTAAATCAGCCGTTGCAAAAGCAAAAGCTTCTTTGTGATAAGCCAAATGTTGAGGGTATGCGGTTGATGCTGCACCTGAAAATACGATTGCATCATTATCAGCAGGCAGTGCGCTAATGTTTTGCTTTGCCCCTGTAGAACGCAAAGGCGGCTCAAAGCTCATTACCGTAGTTGTTGGAGTCGTTGCTGCGGTCACCACAAACTGCTTAAGGTGGCTGTATGCCTGCTTAGTTTCTGGGTGGACATCAAACACTGTCGCAATAGTAAAGACTGAACCTACAGTCGGTGCGGCGGTCATCCCGTCAATTACTAGAGTTGTATCACCGTCAGCAATGGCCGTTTCGTCTACCGCACCTGCTACATCAGCACCATTAGTATGAGTGTAAATACGGTCTTGCTCATACCATGTAAGTCCTGAGTTGTGCGATATAACGCCATCAGTGTATTGCTTTGATATCGCACCCGGAGCATTAAATAAACCCGAAAACGCGTTGATCATGGTAGACATAGCAATCGAATCGAGTTGAACGCTTCGATTCTTATCTTTCGGTGCTAGTGCTTGGTTTAGTTTGGCTTTCGCCTCACCAAATGTCAGCATACTTGCGGGGGTAGTTCCTGGTGTGCCGACCTGCTGATAAACGTCTTTGGTGACTGCTGATAGCATTGAGAATTCAATATCAGACACAAGAACCGATACAGCAGGCTCAATGATACGTGTTGAAAAGTCTTGTAGATCCAAGGTTAATTCAGCACTGGAAAAGGTCATATCTACACCTTTCTGTGTAGATACTACCAAATCAACACTGGTTTCTGCTGTGTCTTGAGCGGCTAGTACTTTGCCTGTGCGGACGGTGTATTCATTAGGTAAACGTATCTTTAACGTGTCCCCAATTTTCGCGCCTGTTTTTGCATACGAATCATCGTAACTGCGATTGATTGTACTGATGAATGTTAGTTTTTCGTGGAGTACCCGCTGCACTTCGCGAGTGACCGCTGTGGGCGTTAGGATTGCATTAGCCATGTCGGAACCTCTATTTTAAGATAATGTTACGCATTATTAACGGTCGCGTTTATTACCGGGAGGTTCCGCAGCCTCTTTTTCGGAAATGCAGGGTTTAGCGTTCCCAGAAACGTTTGTTAGCCGTGAACTTGCTTATTACGTCTTTTCATCCATTCGTTAATAGATAGATTATCTCCGTCTACTATCGGTACTTCTCCACCACCTATTCCATCAGGTATGGGTTCGGGGGCTTGTGTAATTGTATTAGGCTTGTCAAATCCCAGTTCAATTTTCATCATTTCCCGTTGTGCTGAATAATCATCCATTTGCGAGATTGCGTATGCTTTCTCTGGATTCTTACCCAAGTGATAAGCGATTGCTGGACCGTTTTCTGACTCCGAAATAACATTAGCCATTGACTCACTAATCGGCAATGTCGCGCTACGTGCTATCTCATCGTAATCATCAAACTGTGTAGCAAACTTCGCCTCTCTCGATGCAAACTCCTTAGCCTTTTTAGCGTTAACATCTGCTAAAGCACCCTCTTCTGCTTGCTTATCCCTTTCGGAGATTATCCGTTTTGCTACAACCTCGGCTCTTTGGTCTATCACCGCTTGATCGAATGAATCTTGATCATAATCGTGATTTTCCAGCGTTGGTTCTACTTCTGGTGCGTTGTTAAATGTATCTAATTTCGTCTGAAGCTCTACATTTTGCTTCTTAACTAAATCCGCTTCTTGTATTGCTTCATACTTTTGTCGAGTAATCTTATCAATCCGTGACTGTAAATTACTCTTTTGAGCTTCCTGTGGCTCTACTTCTATTTCAGGATTACTTTCTGTCTCAAGGACAGTTTCTTCATCTGACATGAGTTACCTCATTATTTTACCCCGGTGTTGCCGCCGGTAGCTTGTAAAAACTTTAATAAATTCTCGCGTTCTGCCTCATCTATGCCCGCTAAAGTCTCTTGTGCCTTAGCAGAGTCTAGCTCAGTTTTTGTTCGTATGCTGTCCAGTTGGGCCTGCCTTACTTGCTCTTCATACTCTATTTGAGGCTTGCTTGCCTCCGCCTGCTCTTTGGCCTGTTCTTGTTCTTCGTCATCTAAATCGCCTTCAATTAATTCTGGCGGCAAGGTCTTGCGTATTCTGCGGGCTATTTCGTCAGCTTCTGGTGTGTCTAAATTCTTCGCAACGAGATCGGCAATTGAGTCAGCTTGGTTGGGTAATGCCTGCATGAATTGCAAGGTTGTCTCTACTGCTTCTTGGCGTCTTGTCTGGTAGCTTGGCCCCGTTGATACAGTTACGTCATACCTTCCCTTTGATAGATCATTCAACTTAGTGCCATCATCTAGCACTTGGTTTATTTCTGCCATCTCCTCACTATCATCAGGATTTAATATCCTGACTGTCCTGGCTGTGTCGTACACTCTAGGGATCGCATCTATTAATATTTTCCCTACGTGCCTTATTGCGATCGACAGGTTGTCGGCATACAACGCATTACCCAGATCGGATTTTTGTTGTCGCGCGAGTATCGCTTTACCTGATTGTTCCGGCCCTGTATTACCTAAGCCCGAATCAAATAACCCAGTAGTAAATTTAATGTCATCACTGGCTATGGCTGATTCTTGCCACATAGATGCAGGTGGTGCAGGTGGTGGTTCGCGTGATGGCTTTCCTGCCTGTTCATCAAACTTGTAAATCAAATAGGGTAAATTGGCTTTGTTGGCTACAGCCCATTGATTCGCAGTACCTTCGATCATTTTTCCAGTAACCAACCACGGCACTCTCGGTTGTAAAGCAATCGTTTCTGCGGCTGTTGTACGCCAATAGTTATAAAGTCGTTGAGGGTCTTTAGCGTCTCTAACTATACCCGATAGCTTTACCTCACCCTCAAGTATTGTTTCCTCGCCCAACACTGGAACTAATGGAATGTATTTACTGGGAACCTCAAAAGGTCGTTTGAGCACTTCATCGCCTGACACGATATAGCACATTACTTTATGTGTTTTTACCTGGCGTTTCTTTTTAACGCCCATTCCATCAGTAATGCCTACCTCTATTTGCTCGTCTGTCAAATAGGAAACAGTGCCGTCGTCGTACTGAACTAATGTTTTAGTAATAGGTTCTTTGACGTAATACCGAGCAACGCGTATTTCATCCCCATACCATAAGTCGTATGTATTATCGCCACCTTCAAAACTAGTTACCTGTGCTTTTGGGTACTTTGCTTTAAATGAATCTTCAGTCATTTGTTCCGTTAAAAACGCATACTCTGCATCTTCACGGGTTATTTCTTTCGCGCTTGGGTCAAAGTAAACTGAAAATTGGTTGAGGACTCTCTTTATTGATAATTCTTGGTCAAATGTTTCGTCGCCATTGTATTGATTGCGTACCTCTATAACACCAAATCCGCACCGTATCGCACCGTCAGCAGCATTCTGATAGGCTACTTGAGCCATTGATGTGTTTTCGATATTGCGTATTAGGCCATTGAATATCTTTGCTGTTGCCTTGTCTGCGCCGTTATCGACAGGTGATACCTTTATTGCTGGCTTGTTTTGTCTTATTGCGTTCGAGACTTGCCGGATAGGTGTTTTAACGCGGTTTATTGTTAGCGCAGGACGGTCATCCTTAAGACGATCACGGTATGTTTTGTCGTCCCATTGGAACCGGCCGCCATAGGAAAACTTAACATCATCGTACATTTCCAGCCGATTGTTATTGCCTCTTTCATGCGACAACGCAAACTTATCGCGCATTGTCTTTAGAAATAACTCTTCGTCTGATGGCTTATCTTCTGTTGGGTCGTCGTGTGCAGTCATTATCCCATCCAGCCTGATACCATTGGAGTCGGTACTTTAAAGGTTAGCGCTACGGCCTCCTCACAGAACGTTAGGCAAAATGCATCCCATCTATCTGGTGATTTTAAGCCACGAGACTTCATATCTTTTTTACTTTCCAATAGCAGCATTCCATCTCTATAACCATATTTTGTTGAACATGCCTGTGATTTAATCTCACTATCTGGTGGCAAGCTGCAAGGCGTGTCTTTAAGCCAATCACTTGCGCCTCGGTACATTCTTGCACGTTTGTTATAATTACGGCTGTCACTTAGTCTTACGCCTGTATGTACGCCTATCACTATCTTAGCGTACTTAGTCTGCTGTAATGCGTCGTAGCAACTCACACCCGGGCCATCCAGCTCTATTATAATTGATTCAATCTCATATACCGAGCTATCACAATAATCGACTACTTTACCGCATAGTGTAGGACCGTCTACCTGTCGCATTATTATCTGACTAAATGCTATTCGGCCTAACCTTGGAGATATTACGCTTTCATCGTTACCAAAATGAGCAGCATCAATACCAATAATAATCTTGCCTATTGGGGTTATTTTAGATGGTTCTGTTCGCTGTGCTGCCTCTACCGTGTCACCGTCAATATATGCATCGCTGGTACTGGCGTTGTAATCTATGTCTACTTCTTGCGCTAAGACTACCGGGTCTAAAGTATCCTTTTGTTTTTGGTACCACGCTTCATCTTTTCTAGGGTCATCTCGCCAATGAAATGTAAATACCGGCACTTTGCCACTGTGTCGTTTTTGGTAAAATACATTGCCGTTGCCGTTTGGGGTTGAGATATACCCTACACAATTACTTGTCTGTGATAACGCTGCATCTACGTTCTTTTGCCCTGGCATAAAAGCGAACTCGTCAGCGAAATAAATAGATGTTCTATCGCCTCGCCCTATATTGTCGCCTGCCTCGCCTGTAATGTAAGAATTAGTATCTCTAAATGAAATCCTCATGTACGGGGATTCCCACGATACTGGCCGAAACTCTGGCGGTAATTTCTTAACGAAGAAACGCGCTTTCCAAAATAACGACTTAGGTGAATCCAGTTTATCGACTAATTCTTCTTTGCGTGACCCAAACCCAATCACAATGCCTTCGTTGAGCAGGCACAGTGTTGTTGATAGAGATACCGCCAGCCATGACAGGCCCATCTCACGAGTCTTTTCAGTAAGAAAGCTTTTGCGCTCATGCCAGCAATCTAATGTAAATTGGAGCCACTCCTTTTGCCGCTCAAATAATGTAAACGGGATAATCGATGGTAGCCCAACATCCTTGTTGCGTGGGTCAAACGTACAACCCCAGTCATTAATGAAATCTATAGGGTTTTCTTGGTAGTGCTTTTTTAGTCCTGGTAGTATTGCCGGTGTCTTGCGTATTTTTGCTAGCCGCTCGATACGCTTTCTAAACGTTTCGGCTATTAATTCGCCTTGTTCGCTAACTGATAAAGTCGCCATATATTTTTGATGCTTCTTCGGCGGTTACTTCTGTACCTAGAACCGGTATTGGTTTACCATCTGGGCCTGATAATTCCTTGCGCTCATGTATCCCATGCTTACCTAAAACTAGCTTGGCGATATTGCTATTAAATGTCCCATCTAGCCCTCTATTAAGCAATTGAAGCTTTTGTAATAGGTTACATTTAGCTAATATCTCCGAAAACTCTTCCTTCCCTTCTTCGTTCGCCCAATCGTATCCGCACGTACTTGATATGCCTATAAATAAAAATAATCCCTCATGGGTTGGGAATACTTCATCCATTTCTTTATATGTGTCCATGTACGTATAAGCGTTATCTAGCCTTTCTCGGGTATATTTTGTTGGCCTGCCTGTATTGGCCATGATTAATCAGCCTTATGTGTAATTGTGTGGTCTTTTGGCCTGAGTGGCCCATCTGCTGGCCCTTCGTACTCTATAGTCTGCTCGCCAAATATGTAAATGACCGCATTATTCGTTTCCACTTCAGGAAATACGACTGCTGTTTCTAAGGTTGATCCCTTGGCCATTAGTGAACCACCATTGAGCGCAGCTTATTGACTAGCTCACGTTTTGTTCTATTGGGGAATCTAGTTTTGTTGGACAGCACTAATCCGCTAGGCTTATAAATTACCTTTATGCGGGTTTCTTTCCCTACTTGTCGAGTAAGGATTCTGATGTCTCTGGCGTCCATTGGTTGGGTTGTGCAAGTCACTTCTTTTTGCTCTTTCCTTTCTTTGTTGATTTGTTATGTGATGATTTAACGTGACCAGTTGATTGCGCTGGCTTCGTTGGTTTGTTTGCTTTATGTACTGGCATTTCTATATCCTGTATTGATTATAGTTTATACGACATATAATGTCATTACGGCAATAGAAGGCGTACCCTAGAAAAATGTAAGCCATATCCATGATTTGAAAATATTCACTCATTCTTTGCTCCTTACCTTTTTTTCCTGCTCTTGCAAAAGTAAATCCAACGCATGAAAGTATATTGGCCAAAAGGCTACACTTAACACTAAAGTTGCTATGCATACAACAACCACCATTACGCTCTAATCTCCCGTTTCTTTGGCCTTACCCGTAAGTTTTCCCATAATCCTTGATTGCCATTTGAAGTGAGTGTGATGTTGAGATAGTACAGGGTGTTTTCCGATAAACTTACCGTGTGGGCGATAGTGCCTAAAAACAGGAAAAAGGTTTTGTTACGAATCTTTTGGATTGAGTCATAGAGCATAGAGCCGCTAGTTACCGTGACACCTGGCACTGTTTGAATATCAAATATCACTGTTGCATTGATCAACGAATCGTCGGTTATCTGATCCCTGACAAACAGCTCTATAGTGTTTGTATTCGATATGAACGGTATTAAGTCAGCCATCTATTTTACCCTTGAACCTTGGTATTATGTCTTGCTCTATTCTGTATTTTACTCTAATACTCGTTTCTGATGTAAAATTAGGCATTATTTCTATTTCTGTGTCCCATCTTGCGTAGATGTTTGGTGCTATAACGACCGGCGGAATAACGACTACCCCGATTGTATACCCTCGGGTAACTACATCTCCAACCGTTCCAATTAATGTTCCGTTACTAAATCCCCGCGTTACAACTAGCGCGATAGACACTACGTTGCTCGGGTTGCGCTGGTTGGATTAGTTGCGTCATCCAACGTGAGTGTTGCGGCTGTAGTGGCCCCATCTATTTCACGTATTGTTGTCGTTGTTCCGGCAATAGAAAAATCAGTTAATGCTTGTTGTATCAACATCACAGCCTGAGTAAGAGTAGGGGCTGTGCCATCTGCCGCGTAACTTTCAGTCATTTGGGTGACCAAAACTTGAACCACCTCCGCTAGAATTTCTGCTTGCATTCCGGTACTCATGCCACCTAAATCTGTTAAGCCTGCACCGGCTGTTCCTAGCGTCGAGATAATTGTATTCAAATCAACCGAATTACTGTCCATTTCTTGACGGTTTTCTACTGCTGTTGGAGCAGTTCCGGCCGCGTCTGGAACGGTGGTGTTTGCGCCATCAGTTCCACGCATATCCGTGTTGGTCGTTGTTGTTGCAACTAATGTCACATTTGCCACCGCGTCAGCAGCAGGGTCAAAATAACTGGCCGCCACTAATGTTCTTGCATCAAATTCAGCTACCGTAGGTATGTCAGCAATACCGGCTGTATGATCTGCCGTTTGAGCTGTGTGACCTGTAAGGGTTGTAACTGTGTCGGCTAGTTGTATGTCCGTTCCAGACAAATCCAGTGCGGTGGTGGGGTTCTCAACATTCGCCCAATCAATGCCCGCTCCACCCGTCGCCGTCACATCTAATTGCCGATTGGGGACTGTAGATTTGAGTGAGTTTTCAGCGAGAATATATACATTGTCAGTGGTTGCGATTGTAAATGACAAAGCCTCTTTTAGGGTTATCGTTAAACTAGACCCCACATAATCAAGCACTACGCCGATTGCTTTTTGTGTGGCCGTCGCAACATCTTCAATAACTATTGTGCAATTATTGTATGTGTCATTATCTGCACTCCCAGCGGTTAGCGTGAAGCTTGTTTGGCTAGCAAGTGTCGCAATAGTTGTGTCAATGAGTAGCAATCTATCAGACCCACCGGCACCTGTTGTCCATGCTGCATCACCACGATCTCGTATAGCTTCAAGGCTGTCTGTTGCGGTGTTGAATGTAGCGCCTTGTATGGCCTGCACATCACCTTCTATATCTGCAACGGCCTCAGTTACATTTCCACCTGCATCGATATATTCAAAAAACCCGTCGTGGTCTATCGTGCCGCCTGTGCAAGTTGCGGTAGTAATCACACCATTTCCGGTTACGTGGGCAATATCTCCGGCTGCCATGTTGGTTAAAGTAACGCCGCCGTGGAAGTCATAAAGATTGACAGTTGTTGCCCCCAGAGCGCCAAAATCTATTGGGACGTTTGCCGCCGCTTCAGAAAAACACTGGTGAAATGTAAACGTTCCAGCTTGTCCGACCGTAAATGTTCCGTTTAATCCACAACGCTCAAAATGGCCGTCATTGTCTAGCGTTACAGCGCCTAAGTCACACTCTTCAAACTCATAATCACCTGTTGACGTTGCAATGCCTGAAACATCTGCACCACTGAAAAATGAGCCGGTTATATCCTGGCCACCTAGAGCAAGCGTCCAATGTTGACCCACATAATTAGTGTTTGTAGCCGCTGCTGCTAAAGTAATCGTTGATCCGTTGGGTATTCCCGCTACAGTCGCTACGCCGTAGGCAACCGCTTTATTTATTGTTAATGTTGCAGAAGAAAGCCCGGTTCCTGTGATCCGTACTTGAAATAAACCAGTGTCATCCGTGTATCTTGATACAACAACTTTATCAAAAGTTTCATATGTTAATGCATTCGCCCCATTAAGGGTGTCAATTGTGTCGTAGGTTGCGCCTACTTGATCAAAGAATTGCAACGTCAAGTCATCTGAATTACCTTGGGCTGCTGCCGTCAGTAGAAATTGTATAACTTCTGTATTTGGGTCTAGCAGGTAATCAAGGTCTAGCGTGAGTGTGCCTGCGTTGTCGTTGACGGTATAAACATCCGCGTCATCATTCGCCATATCATCTGCGTCACCAGATGCGCCGCTGCCAGTAGTTACCGTGATAGTTGATGGTACAAAAGGTCGAGCACCGACTCCAGGGGCCGCCGCAATAGATGACACCTGTGCTTGTGTTGCCGGGAATGTATCGCCGGCTAGCCCGGTAGTATCGTATTGTAGTTCTAGGTTATTTGCAGCCGTTGCGTCTCCGCTTATTGCGGTCATGTCTGCGGTGACTTGGTTTGTGACGTCCGTTACTGTAGCCACCGTGTCAGCAGCGGGGTCAAAATAACTGGCCGCTACAAGCGTTCGAGCATTGAATTCTGATACCGTAGGTATATCAGCAATAAGCGCGTCAAAATCTTGTCCCCCAGCATCGGAAATAATTAATCCACCAGCGGCATCAGCGGCGGCGTTAGGAAGCGCTGTAAGCCCTAATCTAACAGCATCAAATGGGTCATAGCTTACAAGCTGTATTACACAGCCAATAACCACCATGCCCGTCACAGTGCCATGAACTGCCACTTTATCTACACCAGTAGCGAGCGCGGCGTCAGGTAAATCAAACCGGTACACGCCATTGCCAATGTGTAAAAACCCACCATCGGCATGCGCGGTTGTTAATGCGGCGAGCGTCACCTCAGTGATTGCTATTGATGCAGCGCCATCGCGCCGATACTCCAACGCCAATCCAGTCGTGTTAAATACAACGCCCGTTTCCGGGGTACCGTCGGTCGAGTCAATAATCCGCAACTCTACTGATATGTTTGTTGATGCTTTAGGGAATTGATATATGTGCATTAGCTCATCTGCATAATCATTGGGAGTATAGTTCCACCACCACCAGCCCCAGCATCGCTATGTACGATACCGCTCATATATGGGTATGATCCATCAAGCTCTATCGTTGCGCCTGACGACCAATCTTTCCACGCGTGGCCGTAATGATTTGAATTACACGCCGTAGTCTCTTCGGTTTCGATTACTGTTTGTGACTGCAATGTTAGATCAAATGCGTCGCCGCCACTGCCAAAATCTGAACCGTGCACGTAAATATAATCGCCGTTTGCGCCGCCGGTTAATGTGGCCTGAGCGTTTGTGTTTAGCTCTTGTACGTCTGCTGCCGAATCAATATACGTTACTGTGCCATCAGCCGATAATGCTTCAAATGTTGCACTAACACCGTCTGAATAAGCGCGAGTTGTGTTGATCCTGAATCTATCATATGTAGTTGT